GAGATACCTGACGAGTGTTACTGTAATCAAACAATTCAAGAATGTAAGTTCCTGTTACATTTGATTTGACCCAAAACGAAACACTGAATTGTTTTGCTGAGGATGTTCCTTTTAAGAACTGTTGAACATTTTGACCTTCAAGGTATTGATGTACTGAAACAATGTCGCCAGCAGCAGGTGACGCATCAGCAGTAGTGCAAAGCATCTTTACCGAATTACGCAAACCTGAACCTGTAGGCGCATCTGTTTCCAAACTTTGAGTCCATGTTCCCATTGATGAAACGGTTGTGCTGATTCTGTCTGCCGTGTAATAACCAGTAGTCGTAATGCTTGCTGTTGATGTTCCTCGTTGTGCAACCTGCATAGCACCGTTGATAATCACATTACGGTTTGACAGGGCTTGCTCACCAATATCTGATCCAAGCAAGTTCACCCAAGATGAACCGTTATACAACCACAGTGTGTTTGTGTCGGTTGTGTAAGCGAACATTCCTTCAGCCAATGTTGGTTCGCCAGCACCACCGAAGGCTGCATCACGGGTTGTGGTGGATGTGAACCTCATAATGGATTGATCCATTAGGAAAGTATTGACCTGATCTGCAGTGAGAACACTGCCACTGGTAAAGAGTTTTGCGCCTGCGCCTGCCATAATACCTCCTAGTGTAACACTCAGGTCAGAGCGTTAGTTGAATCCATGACCCCATAAAGGCTGTCATCCAAAATAAAAGCGTACACCAAATCCGCTACCGCTAAACCATATTCCACCGTATGCGAACTAGGCGAAATCACATGACGAATATTCTCAATACTGTAATCCTTAGTGACGCTTGCTGGTGTTCCAGTTGGGTAGGTGCGTGTGATACGAACCACATCAGCAATATCAACAGCAGTCAAAGTCTGTTGATTGCCAGAACTTAACGGATTGTAAATCGTTTGGATACGGTCAAACCTGTATTCAGGTTCTTTGTATCTATCCAGTAGATCGGCTGCCAAAGTTAATGCTGCAGCATCATCCACCAACAGCAACCCTGAAAGGCTAAGTGTAGAAATCCCATATTCAGTTTGTGACGCAACATCATTAGCGATCTGATCTGTACCACCCTCAACCTGACACACCACCTTGTTATATAGGAACTCTTGACCATACATAACTGACAGGCTGGTGTAAGGGATATCTGTTCCAGCGTCAGAGAAGTATGCGCTAGGTGCTGTGAACGAGGCTGCGATACGGTCAGTGAAAGTTAGATCACCATCTGCAGCGACAAAGAAATATCCTTGCTCACTGGTAGCAACGGACTGCAGATAGGTCAGAACATTGGTGTTGGCATCTATTGCGAATGTTGCACCACCACCCAAAGTTGCTGCACCAGCATCAATATCCCTAGTCACAGGATAATTCACTTCAGGTAAATCAAGAATGGATGTAACCCGTGTACCAGACAATTCCTGTGTAGGTGTAATGGCGTTCTCTGTGAAAGTGTTTGCCAGTAGCACGAAGTCATCTGCAGCCGTGATCGTCACATAACTGTTCTCGCTAGTCGCATTAGGGTTGTTCGGCTCATAGGAAACATCAATGTCTGTGATACGCCCTGTAAATAATTCAACACCGTCAGAGAAAATTGTTACCTTTCGGCGTGGTGTAACACCTGATTTCCCTGTTGAAACATCCCAATATGGTGAACTCTCGTTGATTGGGTCAAACCTTCTGTCACGATTCAACAAACGAACAGTGCAAGTGCCAGCGTTAAAGTTCTGCAACTGATCAGAACGACCTCTGCTAATGCTTATCTCTTGACAGAACTGTGAAACATCATCACCGACCAATGTGCCACCGAAAATGTCCTCATCTAAAACACCATCCTCTGCAGAGTCCAGCGTGAAAATATTGACTGGGAAACCCAATTCCATGAGAACGGTGATTTCCTCACCCCATGCCATAGGTGTCATAACTAAGCAACCTTGAGTGGCAGCGCACCATTCCTGCGCTGATATCGAGTAAGCACATCAACAATCTCGTCACCAAGTTTCGCAGGATCAGTCCCCATACCAGCGTTGATTGTCACATTCACTGTCATACCAGAATCCAAACGATCAAGAGGAATCACTGCCTCTGCACCAGCCTCACCAATAAGCGCACGGGTTGGCTGCGTCACAATTCCACCAGTCGCAAACGGAGTGAATCTACGCATTTCTAGTTCATCAGCCTGCGTTGATGTAAGCGCACCACGAGCGACAGCAGCGTCTAAACCAGCCCTTGCCCAAGATGAACCAACAGAAGCAGCAATGGATGAAGGTGAACCATACTTTGCTTCTGCTGCAGCACCACCAGCACCACCAACCCTTGCCAAGCGTGCTTTCTCCTCTGCTTCCGCTAAACGATCAACTGCTTCGGTCTGTCTTTCAATCGCTTCAGTGACCGCATCAGTTGCATCAAGTTGTGATTTCTTTGCATCATTAAGTTTGTCTAAGGCTTCTGTGTAAGCGTCACTGCCTACCTTCGCACCATTAATCGCCTCATCCAACAATGTCTCTGCTTCAGCAAGTGCATCCGTAGCCTCAACCTGTGCCTCTGTTGCATCCTTAACAGCAAGTTTTGCTTCAGCCAAATTGATCTCAGCCTCACGAATAGCCTGCGCAGACGATTCAGGATCAAGCCGAATAGCAGCAAGTTCTTTCTCAGCCTCACCAACAGCGAACACTGATTCCTCGACATCATAACCAGCACGCTCAACAGCACCCTGCGCCTTACGCAAAGCCAACTGACGATCCTTAGCCTGCTGACTGTTCGCACCATAACCAGCAATCACCTGATTAAAATATGCCTGCGCATCAGTAAGTTTCAATGTTGCATCAGCGAGACTGGTGCGAGATTTGATCAAAGACTTGTCAGCATCACGGGCAGCCTTCTGCGCAGAACTCATACCTTTCAACGCATCAATGTATTTCTCTAACTTTTCTTTCGCAGTCTCAACCGCTTTGGCTGCACCACCTGCAGCACCACCGCCACCACCTGCACCGCCACCAAGATTATTGAACGCCTTAACAACATTCTGAACGCCACCTTCCTTCGCAGCCATAGCACCAGTGACTTCAGCAACGCTACCGATCTGTTTGCGTGCGTTAGCAGCAGCAGTACCGATACGCCCAAACTCAACCTGACCGATCTTGCCAATCTCCTCTAACCCTGCGCCGAAAATATTGGCTGCCTTGATCAGCAGGTTGATACCAGAGATGATGCCGTTGATCACCGTGATCCACACATTTAACCAATTCTCAATCACGTTAATAATTGAATTGATAACAAAGTTCACCACCTTGCGAACTGTCTCAAACTTTATATACAAGGCAACAAGAGCAACACCCAAAGTGATCACGGCTGCAACAATTATTCCAATCGGATTAGAAAGCAAAGCAACCTTAAACAAGTTCTGTGAGATAGTTGCTGCGATAGTGACCAGACGCAACGCAGTGAAGGCTGCAGTCAAAGCAAGAATGGCATTACCAAAAGTCCCCATATTGGTTGTGAACTTCAAGAAGTCACCTGCAAGCATTTGGATTCCAGCGCCCAGACCCTTTTCACCAATCACATCAGCAAGTTTGTTCAGATATGGCACAACCTTCTGAATCACAAAGTTGGCAAACCGTTCGATATAAGGAATCAAGATTGCACCAAACTCCTCAGCCACATTGCCCATCGCAACACGCATACGGTCAAAACCTGTGGCTGTTGCAGCAGCCGTACCACCAACCTGCGACTCGACTTCAGCCAAGATCAACTTCTGCGCACCTAGTACATCACCAGAAGCAACCAGCGTTTTGATCTGTTCCTTCTGTTGTTCTGTGAAGTTGATACCTGCACGGCGCAAAGCAGTAATACCCTTCTCTGGATCGCTTAACGCCTTGCCAAGTTGCATGGCTGCAGCATCAGCAGAACCGAACACATTGCCCAAGTCCTGTGCCGTGATAACAGCACGATCAAAGATGTTGTTGTTCTCACCAACCTGATTCTGCACCTGCTTGAAAGTGAGCAACAAGTTTGCAGACTTTTGAATCAACTCATCATCAACACCAATCTGCATGGAAAGGGTTTCGGAAAGTTTGCTGACCTGTGTTGCCGTGACACCTGCAGCGCCACCAGTAGCCTTAATGATTGCCTGTGTTTGTGCCATCACCTTCTGTGATTCATAGGCTGCTGAAGCCAACTTGAAACCGATTGCACCTGCAGCAACACCAAACGCTGCACCAACCTTCGCCACACTCTTGATCGTGTTTGTCAGACCTTTATCAAGAGTGCGCAAACCGAAGGTCGCTTTATTCCCTGCGCCGTCTAGTTTCTTGAAATCAGAAATTGCCCGTGAAATGCCCTTGCTGTCAAAGGTGCTTACTATGTTTACGCCAACTGCCATATGGGTTATCCGTTCAATCGCTTCTGCACATCGCCATCAATTTTACGAATTGAAGCCTCAACTGCTTTCTCAATTAGTGGCAAATGTTTTTCAGTTGCTGGATACATTACACGGGAGCGATATCTGCCCTCTCGAGTCTTAACCTTCAAATGCTTATCAAGGTTCGCCACAAACTTCTGTCCTGCCGTAGCGCCAGCACCACGCCCACCACCAACAACCGATCCAGCAGTGTCATACACCTGACCACCAGCATCAGACTGTTGCAAACGGATCAAACCATGCTGACCAATACCAGTTGGTTTCTTAGTCGATACAGCAACACGGACTTTGCTTTTCGCTGCTGAACCGTTATATTGAGGCAGCCGTGCTTTCCCTTTGCGCCCACCAGAAGTATGCCAATTCATTAACGGCTCGACAGGGAACTCACGCCCTACAGCATCGGCTGCAGGTTTGGCAGATAACTTCAAATCCTGTTCAATGATGTTGTATGCGGTGCGCTCGTATTTGCGCAACTCTGCGAGCGTTTCACGCACACCATATACATCAACTTTGACAGCCATAATATGCCGATACTACTACCGTCTGCGATTAGCCCGTTCTGATTTCTTGTTGAGGTAATCCAGCATCGCTTGAAGCATCACATTGCTTTCAGCCAACAAAGATGAAGGCGCAATACCTGTCTCGCACGCAAGAAAGGCAACGATCCAGTGTGCGGAATCGTCACCTAGTCGGCTTTTGGGGTTTCAACATCCTCACGAATCTCAACAGTTGCAACAGTGTTAATCCAATCTGGATCAAACTTCAAATTGGTTTTGCGTGTACGGGTTTCGCTGTGCCACGCCAACCATGCAAGATCTGTTAAACGAATCTCTGTTTCAAAGCGTGCAACGCTGCGTGACCATGTGCGTTCAAACGCTACAAAGTCAGCAAACACTGCATCTGCTTCAGATTTCGTACCGTCATTAAACTCAACTGTTAAAGCAATTTTCATTGCAGTCTCCTTCTAATTGTTTTGATTTAATTATGCGACTGTCTTAACCAGTGTTCCACCTGTGAAGGTCAATGAGGTCATTCCAAGTTCGCCAACCGCACCAGAGATTGGTGTGTGACTGGCAAGATATGCGCCCGTGATTGTGTAGGTAGGGTTCGTTGCTGAAGGTGAACCAGCAGACTTGATTGGCTCAAAAGTAATCGTGGTCTGTGTTCCGACCAACGGGAAAATTGTTGCTTCAACATTTGCTGCAGCAAAGTCCTGCATCAATTCAACTGTGCAAGTGTTGTTCTGCAAACCGCCGACAAATGAACGATTACCCCCAAAGGCAGTTACTTCAACTGACTCTACTTCATAATTGACTTCAACAGAGTTTGATCTATCTGACAACTCTGTGCCATTGATAGTAATTCCAACATCTTTCAAAACGATTTGAGCCATGATTATTTTTCCTGTTCGCTTGTTACTGACTTAGAAACTTTTGCACTGACTTCAGCAATATGTCCTGCTTCAACCAATGCCTCAATGTTACACCCAACAAGGGCATCACTGTCCACTGTGTCACCCTTTTTGCCAAGAGCGAACCTATCGCTTAACACTTTGTAACTTGCCATGTGATGTTTCCTATCCGTGAACTTCTACTTGCATTTGGATAACCAAGAACTGTGCGCCATTCGCATCAAGACTTGTTATGTCTGCACCTGAGCGTACTATCAAAGTTGAACACACGCCACCAAGTGTCGGATCTGCTTCAATCGCTGCACGCACGCTCTTAGCACCAGAATATGAAAGATAATCATCCAACTGTGCATGGGCTGTGCGATCTAGATAGCGACCCACCACGACATACACAGTCCAGTCCATCACTACATCACCACCTGAATATGCCCTGTGATAATCAATGCGATTGATCTGAGGGTAGGCGAAAGGTGGATTCTCCTGCTCAGGCTGATAGTTGAAAGTGCGCAATCCAGAGATGGTTGCTAATCGTGCCTGCAGCCCTGTAGCGACTTGCGAAACAGTTGCTGGCATCAGATAGCCCCAAACACCACATATTGATTCAACAGGTCACGCACATCAGGATCAACAGCACGAACCTGCAACGCCATATCAGCGAAACCAACAACACCAAGCGCAGCGTTCAATCTGGCGAACTGGCGCATAGCGAGAAGCACACAAGCCTGCGACACATCAGAAGGCACAGCGTTCCAACCCCATTGTGCTGTGACCTGAACCGTTGGAAATGATGGTGTCACATACAGAGGGAAGGTTGCACCACCGACCATACGGGCATGAACATATGGGTAGCCACGAAGCGCAGCATCAGTAGGTTCAAGAATGTAATCAACGCCCTGTGTCAGCGTGGTTGCATAAGTACCATTTGCTTCTGTATCAATCTTGATCGTGACGGTACTGGTTGCCAAGTCCTGTGGCATACGCAATAGATATTCATTGATTGGGTAAATGTTGATTGAAGTTGATGTGGACTTGTAAAAGAACCTGCCACAATAACCATCAATGCGCCTAGACGCAGATTCAATAGCCTTCTCTAAAAGCCCATCATCCACATTGTCTGTGAGCCTGAGCGCAGACTTCACATCCTGCAGGGAACAGTAACCATTTACAATTGCCATTGATTATGCCTTGCGCTTAGGTGCAGCCTTGCGTGTAGCACGCTCTGCTACAGGTTCAATGCTTGCAGTTTCAACCTCTGGTGTCTTAACCGAATGACCTAACGCACGCAACGCCTCATCACAGGCTTTCACACGATCCTTCAAACCTCTGCGTTCGTATCCTGCACGCTCAACAAGTAGGGCTTCAATTTGATTCTTCATGTTGCAAATCATACACAATAGAAATAGAAAGACCGCCAACACCCCGAAATGGTGCTGACGGTCTTTCAGAACTAACTGAAAATTATTTCAATTAGAAGGTTGGAGTTACCAAGCCCGTTCCACCAACAAGGGCGAAAGCGTTTGGATAACGGTTCGCAGTAAATGCGCTGTATCCGTACACAATCATCTGAACATCAAGTTCAGCACCCTTTGGTTGCTCAAAGCGCAACATCATTGGTGAACCATCACCCTGTTCCCACAAGTGGGCTTCTTGGGTGTTACCAATAATGATGACATCCTCGTTCGTTCCAGCACCGTTGGTTGTGATCACATTGGCATCAGTGATTACTGGCAAGCCTGCAATCGTGTAGCCAGAGTTGCCATAAACAACTGAACCTTGACCAACTGAAACAGCGTTGAACGCACCGTTACCTACTGGCACTGCCAATGGGCGGTTGGTGGTATCAAGTGCTGAAAGAATCCAAGCCAAACGGCGTGGGTGCATCAAGATGAAGTTTGGTCCACCAAAGTAGTTGGTCTGAATACGCTGTACAGCATCCAAAAGTTTTGGATACAACTCAGCAACAGATGGTGAAGCATCAGTGTAGGTGACAACCTGCGAGATCACATTGGTTAGTGATGTTGCGCTGGTGGTCACAAACAATGAATCAAGGTTGGTGTTGTATGCAGAAACGAGATCTGCCATCACCAATGAATCAATGCCTGTGCCACGCTCAAGAGCCTGACGGCTGACATTCTGCTGACCAGCAACAGTGACTACCGAAACATCAAGTTTCGTATCATCCATGTTGGTTTCCTGAACTGCTGCACCTTCAGTTTGTACTGCGGTTGCAGAGCCAGTTGTTACCTTGCTGATGCTGATGGTCAAACCAGATTCAGGAAGTTGATGCTTACGGGCAACATCCAAGAACGGGCGACCTGCACGGGCGAAAGGTGCAGCCAAGTCGGTGAGGAACTGTGGAACAACCAAGCCAGCGAAGTTTGCGCTGGTCACATCACGGCGCTCAATTTTTTCCTCTTGCATGTGGCGTGCTAGACGCTCTTTTGCAGAGAAATCGTTGTTGAACTGTGCAGCGTATGCGTCAGCAACAAACGAAACTTCAGCCTGTGGGCTGTAGGTGCGTGCTTCTGACTTAACTACTGCTGGTGATGCAACAGAATCAAACTTCTTTTCTTTGCGAAGTTCTGCAGCCTCAGCCGAACGCTTTTCAAGTTCGCTGTGGGTTGCGATCTGCTCATCCAATGAACGAACCTCGTCAAGTGCTGAAACAATTTCTGCATCTTGTTCTGGTGAAAGTTCACGGGCTTCTGCTTGTGCTGCTGCAACAATGGCGTCTGCCTTTGCAAGCGCAGCATCACGCTTTTCAATAAGGGATTTACTAAATGACATATGACCTCCAAGATCATCTGATTGTGTTTGGATTTTCCTTTCAGTGTTAGGAGGTCAGTGACTAATAAGGTCGGCTGTCTAACGGCTGCGAAGTTTCTGCAAAGCAATCTGGTTCTTACGCAGACTCAATGTAGAAACTGGTGAAAGAGTAACAGGTGCGTTTGCCTTGCGCAACTCTGCCACCGTCTGCTCGTAGGCAGGGAAAGTAACAACGCTCACATCAAACAGTTGAACTTCACGGAGTTCACGCACCGAACGGTCAGCATTCCAATTGTCTTTGACGGTTCTAAACGCAAAACTCATCTGCGATAGATCGCCACGCTTCATAGCGGACATGATCCTTGCAGCATCAGGGTTCATTGGGTCAAGTTCTGCTTCAACACGCAAACCACGCTCATCCTCTTCAAGTGCCAGCGTTCCAGACTTAGAGCGTGCCAACGGTACGCCTTCATGGTCAATGAGCAAACGCACATCAGCACCATCGTTAAGTGTTTTGCTGAACGCACCACGCTTAACGAACTCTGTGAATCCCATGTATTCAGATGGTGAATCCCAAATGGCTGCATAGCCGACAATCGTTCTGCCTTCGTTCTCTGAACGAACCTCAAGATTGGAATACGCAATGCTGCGCTTCTCATCCACTTCAGTTGCTACCCATTTCACTAGTTCGCTCATAGTCCTACCTTACTTGTCCTAGATAAATCTTGCCACAGAATATTACTCTTTGTTCTCTGAGTACTTTGGATGATCAGAGTTCAACAAATCATTGTCCTGAACATAGTTAGCGTTTGATGGTTTCCCGTTCTTAGAAAGAGACAAGAAAGCATTAACTCTTGCCATAGCCCACTGTCCTCTGGTCATGTTCGGTCTATGAGAAACAGAGAACGCACCTGCACCACGCCTATAAACGGCACGCAAAGCAGAAACACGTACCTTTGTCCAACTAGGTCTATCAGCATCAGACATTTCCTGATTGTGTTCATCAGCCTTTGTTTGTAATGCTTTCTCTGTTGATTCACTCAACTGGATTCCCCCGCCAGTATCGGCTGCCGAACCTGCAGGATTCTTATCGCTACCAAATATCTGATCCTTTGGTGGTGCTGCAGCCCGTTCCTCATCAAGTCTTTCCACAACACGGTTTGCATATTCTTGCGCTCTGCGTGCTGAAGCCTTGCTCGAGCCACCGCCCCACAGCAACATGGCAACCAAACCTGCAGTGATTTCGCTGCCTTGTACAGCATCCAGATCGTCAATATGGCGTGCGATCCATGCACCAATCTTGCGCCACTTCGCTTCCGTGACCTGCCCTGCAGCCATCTTGCGTGCATCCTCAACGGTCTGTGGCATCAACCCATCACCAGATAAACCCTGCTCATGTAACGCTAGACCACGCTTTGCTGAGGCACGCATGAACGCTGGTGCAGACAAATCAACTGCACGGAACTCTGAATCCTCGTACTCTTCCTCTGGCTCTTCAGGCATTTGCTCTGGCTCAGATTCCTCAGCCTGATAATACGCTTTGCCTTCCAGCAGGACAGCAATCGCAGAATCAATAAAGGCAACTAGTTCATCATTGCGTTTGCTCATCTTGCGCTGACCCACTTCACCTGCAGGCTCTAAACCTTCAGCCAAAGACTGTGCCACCATACGATCAATGGCATCTTGTTTGGTGTCATAGCAGGCAAGTGTGGTTGCTGATCCGTCTGTTTCTATTTTGACTGCAGCCCAATTAGAGCAGTCGGATTGGTTTGCTGATATTCCGTAAGGCATGGTCAGTCTCCGTCTGGTGTCATCACACGCACATTCGTTGTGCCTGTGTTTGTGATTCCATAAATCGTTTCACCTAACGGCAAATGAATTTCTATAGTTTGGTTATTAGGCAAATGCAAACCACTAGATGAAGTCACTGCGCTATCACCTAAATATGTGCTTCCGCTTGTTGAGTGTAAATAACAGATACGGTTCTGGTTATCTGCAGCGATAAGCAATGTTGGTGAAGTTGTAACTGTTACGGCGATTGATTTCATATAAGTTCCAATACCTCAAGATCGTCTAGTTCAGCGATCCACGAAATACTACTTAAAGCATAAATGGATGCAGGTGGAACTGTAACAGAAGCAGTTGCTTTTATTGTTGCAAACTTTTTCGGTTTAGGTTTTGGTTTTGGTTGAATGATCAGTTCTGGTTGTGGTGCAGGTTTTGGTTGTACTGGATTGATGATTGGGAGTGGTGTTGGTCTTGCGAATATGCGCCCACCAGATGAGGCAGATTTATTGACTGGCGTGATCGTTGCTTGTGCTTGTGCTGCCAGCGAACCTAAAGATGCTGTGGCTGTGTTGTCTCCTTCTGTTTGCGCTGTTGCCTGCGCCTCTAGTCCACCTAGTGTGGCTGTCGCTGTTGTTTCATTGTTGATTTGCGCTGTGGCTTGTGCTTCCAGCCCTTGCAGATTGGTTTGGGCAGAAGCATTGTGCGCAATACTGTTGGTGGCTTGCGCCTGCACTCCACCTAATACGCT